CCATCCAGTAGGAAATGTTTGATAGCCACCATTATTTCCTTGTCCAGATGTTCCCGCACCAACTGCACCCCATCCACCACCACCAGAACCGCCGTTGCCACCAGTATTACCAGTTCCACCATTTCCAGAACCATAACCTCCACCAATAGCTGTTAAATCAAAGAATACTGAGTTTTGTCCTGCGTTGCCATTATTATTTGATGTTGCAGCAGTTCCACCATTACCAATAGTAACAGTATAAGAAGTTCCAAGCGTTATAGATTTTGATGAATTATATATAACACCACCACCACCCCCGCCGCCAGCAACATTACTTCCACCAGAACCGCCACCAGCAACAACAAGTGCTTCAATTGAAGATAATACAGATACTCCAGAAAACCCAACCAGAACTTGTTGTGATGCACCCATGTTAGGTCAGCCCAGTGCCAGAAATAATCCATTCAGTAGAGGTAATCTTCACTGCTGTTGCCACACCATTTGCAGCCAGCGTGCGCGAGCCGGTCGTGCCAGCACCAGCCAGACGCATCGTGTCTGTCGTAATCGCAATAGTGATGACACCACCCGCATTTTGATTAATAAATGTAACCGCTGTTCCAATGGCAAATGCTACTGAGCTATTGGCAGGAATCGTAAAGGTGCGAGCTGTAGTGTCTGCACTTGGGTGCAGGATATGTTTACCAGAATCCGCCAGCACTAATGTATAATCTGCACTTTGAGAATTTTGTGGGATTAAACGAACATTACCGGCAGTATCAGATATATCCGTTGCAACAACTGTAGACGGCGTGGTGGCTCCCACAGTTCCATTGATATTTATTGAAGCCGTCCCTGTAAGATTCGTCACCGTGCCACTGGCTGGCGTTCCGAGTGCACCGCCATTAACTACGGGTGCGCCTGCTGTGCCTACATTTACCGCCAATGCTGTTGCAATGCCAGTGCCTAACCCGCTTAAGCCAGTGCTAATGGGTAAGCCTGTTGCGCTAGTAAGAACTGCCGCAGATGGCGTTCCCAAATTGGGAGTGACTAACACTGGCGACGTATCAACCACAAACTTTGTCCCTGTGCCTGTTTGTGAGGCTATGGATGTGGCGTTTCCAGATGACGTAATTACGCCTGTTAAATTAGCATTAGTTACTACGGTGGCCGCAAATGAGCCTGTGCCGCTACCCGTAACTCCACCTGTCAGCGTGATCGTCTGGTCGCCTGTATTTGTGCCGCTAAGATTTGAACCCGTCACTGCACCTGTTGCCGCAATCGTGCTTGTGGCTGTAACGGTAGTAGCTGCAACGGTGGAGGGATTGATCGCCCCAAGCGCAGTGTTTGTAATTCCCACAGCACTGTAATCTGTGCTTACACCCACCACCGCGCCTGTGCGCCCGAATACGCTAGAAATAGCGTCCGTGTTGTCCACCTTCTCCCAAGTTGAGCCATTGCTAATAATCCAATCCCCAATATTAAACACCAAAGTAAACTGTGTTCCAGCCGCATCAACTACGTAGTAATTGCCATTAGTAATCGCAGATGTCGGGTCCACTAGCGTTGGCGTATTGGTCGCCGCACTCCATGTCCCCTTATACGTCACTGTTCCCAAGAGCAAGCTGGGCGGGGAGTAGTTGATTATTTGATCAAAGATTCCAGACATATTAGGCGTAGTTTAGTTCGCTAATCGTAATTGTTCCGCTACCAGATACCGCTATCACTTTAGCTGCATTAGCCCATGACCTACCCCAAATACCAGAGTTGCCGTCCTTAAAGATATGCCCAGCCCCAGCCGTGGGCGCAACACCATCAATTGTAACGCGCATATCACAGCCATCTAAGCTCCAATAAACATGGCTAGTGTTAGAATCAAGTGCCGCCACAATGAAATCAGAAGCCGATGAATTAACGGTCAGTGTTCTGTCGCTCACCCCAGAGGCAGGAAACACCTGCATTGGGCCATTAACAATTCTTGAGTTAGCCATAATATTTAGACGGTAAAGGGTGAGGCTTGGACTGCAACATCCGTGGAAGCAGCGCGAATCATAATTGCACTATCAGCTTGTCGTGCAGACCAGTATCCCTTCCATCCTGCTTCATAGAGGAAACCATTTGAAGCTGAAGGGGTCGATGCGTCGAAAGTAACCATAGCGTCCGCACCTTGGAAATTAACGAGCACAAACTTAGTGTCATCGTCATACCACGTTGAAGAGAATGATACTGCGGTTGTGGACACAGTTAAACGCTCATCAATACCACCCGGCGTTGGAACTGGATATAAATTAACTGAAAATGTATTTGCCATAAATTAACGTGATTGACGAGATGTGTAAGTTGAGATTGTTCCTTATCCGATGCTATTAAAATACTACCATATCTATCGGTTACTCCTACCAATATAGGTAGAAATTCTACGCTGGAGCATATTGACATTCCTGCTGGACTGAATTTTGTCAAGTTCCGATACAAGATATTGTTGAGCAATTACTTCCTCTGCTGCCGCCTTATCCACCTGACCGTCCATTCTCAGGAAGTCAGCGTAGGATGCATGGGCCGTGTATTCGTAGAACTCCTGCGGTATGTCTGTGCTGATAGATGTATAAGGCCCACCCCATTGCTTAACATACCCAACCCAGAACCCTTTAGCACTTGACGCATTACCAACAACGTGCGCTCCATCGCTCTCCACATAGAACTCGTATTCCAGTGCCGAGTTTAAGTTCAGCGGGTTATTCCCCCAGATGCGCGTGAAACTATCAATGTCGGACACGGCATTAGCTATAGCCGTTCCACTGCCACCATACGTCTCTGTTCCAGTGCCAGCAAGCAACGTATATGTGAACGTATCGTCCGTCACTGTAGTTTTATCAATAGCCGTAACCTGATAGCTACCATTGGGAGAAACAGTTCCGGTAAGCCCAGCTACCGTCACATACATCCCACCCACGAAATTGCAGGCTAGTGGCAACACCACCGTTACGGTTGTTCCGTCTCTGGTAGCCGCGCTTATGTTCTGGGACGCAGGTGTAAATGTTGTAGTTATTACTCCTGTCGTAGAAGAGGGTCGTGCCTCTGCACCCTTTACAAATCTAGGCCACGCCTCTGTAGCCCTATACGCCTGATACAACCTGCGATTAATAAACGCCAGGATGTTCGTTTGCTCTTGGGTGGTGAAGCTATCAACACCAGATAATGCCTCAATCAATGCGTAAAGCTCTGTATATGAACGTGTAATCACAGTTTATTGGGGGATAAGTGAGGGAATGTTTTTTGGTAATACTTCATAAATTCCTTCGAGTGGATCTCATGGTGTCCATACTTGTCTTTTATTCTGTAGAACTCCCATTCTGGAATAACTGCCACGCAACGTCCTAATCCTTTTATCTCCCTGGATTGAACCTTCTCTTTGGCCTCTCTTGCGGCTTGGATTTCTCTAGCTCTTTCAGTTTCCTTCTTGAGTTGTAATCCAGTTTTAAGTTCACGCATTAGAGCTGCGTTAATTTCTCCGTCGTGGTATCTAGGAAATGATGTAATCAATTGCATACAAAAAAGGAGCATGACCTTTCGGCCATGCCCCATTTTAACAGATAATTCTGCTACCTATTAAACGATAGCAGTAATCTTACGCGAATTGGCGCAAATCTAATACTCGGAAACCAATGGTGATTTGACCCGCGGTAGCGGAACCAATCGCAGCATCAGTAACCTTGATGTAGACAGAAGTGGCAGAAGCCACAGCCTTCACTGGCAACGAGCCACCCAAGAAGGTAGTGTTTCCCGAGCCTTGAACCATGATGTCACCCGTATTGAATACAGGAACCGACATACCGTCTACATCAAGGCCATCAATGAACTCATCGGGATCGCCAAGAGTCGTGCCAATATCAATAACAAGCGAAGTCGTGCCAGCAAAGGCAACGGACTCATCAACCATCACCAAGTCAATTGCACTGCCAGCAGGAAGGGTAATCAACACATCAGTGCCGCCCGTTCCAATAGCCGCCAAAGCAACGTAGTCAAGTTTAACAACGTGAGTGAAGCTGGAAGCAGCTTCGTTTACAGTAAGTTTAGCCATAGTAGTATTTCCTTAGTTAATTGTTAAGCGATGGCAGTGATTTTGCCGTGTGCGCCGGGATGGTTCATCAAGAGGGTCAACGTGCAGTCAACCAAACCACGCTCGCCACCACCGAGATTCGGCAGACGGCTTGAGCCAAGGCTGATGAGTTCAGCGACACCGTAGTAGTCAGGATTCAAGAGGTATCCAGAATCCTTGTTCGTTGTGTCAGGAGCGCAATCAGGGTTCATGTTCACGATGCTCACCATGCCGTGATCGGACTCATACATCTCAACAGAGAGCTTAATGGTCTTGGAGTCAGCACTTTGAGTAACTTGACGGTAGACAGTATTAGTCGAACCAGAGGTGCGAGCATAATCAGCAATCACCCGACGCAGCGCAGTATCAGCAACCAGCGTGAGGTTATTGGTCGTGCCAGTAACGCGATAGATTGAAGTAATCAGATCGTTGAAGCTGGACTCAGCCAATGCGCCAGTCGAATGGATGGACGCAGCAGGAGTGCGATAAGCGGCAGAAACGTCGCTTGGGCCAGCGGAATCAATCCAGTCGCCCAGACCACGAAGGCCGTAAACTGCACCAGCACCATCTTCAACAGTGCGATCATTTGTCGAGCAGAGAGTAGCCTCGATGTCGCGTTTTAATTCACGGACAGATTTGGCTTCAGCCTGAGCAACCTTAGCAGGGCCGACAGATTCCACGGCCTCTTGGAGGTCGGAAACTTGGAAGTTGCGACGGAACTTCTGGACGTAGTTGCCAAGACGAGCGCGGCCAGCGAACTGGTCGGTGAAAGCAGTGACATCAGCACCTTCAGCAACACCTGTAGTTACAGGAGCAGAGAGGCTGTCAACCGTCCACTCAACGAACGTAGCCGTAGCTTTGCTCTTTGAGGCAGACGAGAGAACTGGGGTCTCTTCTGGGGCCAGAATTGTGAGAACGTCCATGAGGTCTTCACGGTTGGAAACGGCAGAGCCGGGATTCGTAGTATCGAATGTGTTAGTAAAAGCCATATATAATAGTAGTTAGTTTTTGCGTTTAGAGAGTTGAAGTGCGCGGAGAGCAACGAAGTCCTGTGTAGCACCACTTGAGCTAAACCTTTGCTGGATGTCTTTCACGGCTTTAAGGCTGTGAGTCTCAGGCTGCTCACCCTGTGCGGATGTGCTGACCTGTAGTGTGGGGGGGTTGATTCTCGTTGATTGCTTATCAACAATCGGCTTTCGCGCATAGATGGAATTGGCGGCGTGAGCTACCATGTATTCCATATAAGGCTCTAGCTCTGGAACTGCTTCAGTTGCCTTCTTCAATATGGGACTATTTTTAAGAATCTCATACTGCTTCCTGACATCATTATCTTCTCCAGACATCCAATGAAGCTCTTTATTAATCGCTTCAACGAATTGCTGTTTAGTAAAAGAGCGTTGTTCACGCGCTTTAACTTCAGATAATTGTGCAGGAAGATAATCCTTGCGGGCTTTTTGTGCGTCCCGAAGAACCTTGCGAACCTGTGACTTAGTTATTTCTTTGCCATCGACTTCTGTAACTGCATCATCAGCAGCCATATGGTCGTTGTTCCAAAGAATATCTTCAGCCCATTCAATAGCCTCGTCAATTTCCTTGGCTTTGCCTTGGAGTTTTTCAACGCTATCAATATCCGAAAATGGATTGTTCTCAATCTTCGGCGTGTCCAGAGGACTCTTATCATTCCTAGCAGCTAATTCCTGTCTCAGTGCAGTTAACTGTTCTTCGGCGTGTTTACGTTTTGCGGTAAGTTCACCAAATCGAGCGACTGCTCGGCTTCCTAGCTTATCAGCTAGTTCACGCAGTTCCTGCTCTGACATTGAATCTAAATCAACCTCCTTAGAAAGAACATCCGCTTCCATTTGGGTATCTACCTCACGTTCATTTTGGGTCTCCGCATTGGTTTCCTCTTGAACGATAGGGTCTGCTTGCGCGTTCCCATTGTCAGTATTATCCTCTGGTAACGGTTCTTGAGCCTTCGCGTTAATTACTTGAGAAGAGATTTTAGGCTCCCCTGTAGTAACTGATCGGGCTGCTCTGCGTTGGAGTGCATACATTCCAACTGCAATATTATCGGGTTTATCCACTGCACTTTGCACACCGGCAGCGTTAGGTGTTAGAACTTCATTAGACATAATTATCAACGCTCCCTTTTAACGCCAGAGCGATTTGCGATAAACACATCATATCATATCTTTTTAACACTTGACTTCGTGTTAATATGTCCCTACCAAGTAGCTGCAATAATGACATCTGACGAAAAGCACATCCCAAAGCACCTGCGCTGGGTAGCACCAGAGCACATTTCGGTAGCTAGAAATATGGAAAGACTTCACGGGAAGCTATCTATTACCCTTCACCCCATCTTTGAATACAGCAGGCTTAACCCGCCAGCTTGGATGATTGGACGCACCAGAATCCCTACACAGAGATGATTGGTCTATCCGAAGACTTTGGCAAAAGTTACGAGCATGAGATAGATATGTGCATAGCAGAGCTTTACCAATACATAATAGAAAATAACGGAAAAGTCGTTTTCAAGGGAACTCAAGAGCAATACAAGGAACTAAAAACCGAACTAGATAAATACTGCAATGAACACCTATCAGATTGAATGGACAGAATACCTCAAGACGGGGAACGCTCGCATACCCACCTCACTAGAGGTTTTATGCAGCGGGTCGCTACCTATCAAGGCTAACACTAAACAGGAGGCGAAAGCTATTTTTAAGACGGCTTTTCCCAAATGCTGGATTATCGCACAAGAAAACGCGAATTAGCTTGACAAGGTTGTAAAATCCCCCTCACACTCCCCCTTTCTTTTAAGGGGTTTCTTTTGATTTCAGTTAAACGGAGCGAGTTTTAAAACGAGAGACGGTTTACTCAATAAATAGTTCTTACTAAGCAGTAAGGATTTAATCAAGTAGTTCTGGACTTATTCCTAAATAGAATATCTTCAGCGTTAGTCATCTTTAATATCTGATCGTAAGCAAGAATCTGTCCAGATATTTGCTGCATCTTATGCGACTCGGCATTGAATAGTGCAGAAATGCATGATTCCCGCTCTTCGCTAAGACTTTGCAAGAAATCGGCAAACTGTGTAATATGCGATAGGTGGTCTAGTGATTTTTCTAATGACATTATTTTGATTGATTGCGAACCATTGAAGATAGAGTTTCGGATCTGCCCTTTACCTGTCTAGCCCATTTGCTATCAAGCATCTCGTCGGCAGCCGTATTGTAATCCTTTTTCATTAAAGCTGCCTTGGTTCTAACGAATTCACTTAGCTTAGTATATCCAAGATTGAATGACATATCAATAACTGCCTTCTTTACGTCATCAGGTTGATCGTCAAAATTCTGTAACCATTTCCTGGCATCGTTGTAGGCTTTAACAATGGATTTATTGTATAGCCGTTTAATTTCATTATCCTTTAAACGAACATTACCGTTAATCAAATCATCCAAGTTATATCCCATTTCCCTTATTATTTTCTGATTATCAGAATCACTTAAGTTAAACCCTACGCCTATAGTTGGATTATCTTCTGTATCAAGATACGAGTATTGCCTATTACCTTCATGTCCAGATATTTGCTCGTAGAGTTCATTGGCGAACTGTATTTGCTCTGGGGTCTTTTCTTTTACTTGATCCATATTATTGCATGGATTGAGTGTCGACGCTTCCAACCGCAGCAGGCTGAGTCCCAACACGACCAATCTGAGCATTATTTGCCTGCTGCATTTGGAACTGATACTGAGAGGCATACTTAGTAAGGCGTTGCTGGAAGACTTCATCTTGTTGCAAACGCTGGGTAATATCTGGTTGAGCTGCATATTGTTGAATAATTTGCAATGCGATCTGAGCCCCATTGGGACGAGCAGGCATTTCAATACCAGAGAATATCTTTGTCAAGTCATCCGTCACCATCTTAACGACCTGCTGTTGAGCCTGTTCGGCTGGTTGCAGGATCGCATCAGCAGCGATAGGATCAATGGCGGCGGCGGCAATATCAAGGAACGCATCAATATTAATACGACCATTCTTATCGAATTGCATAAGGCTTGCAAGTTGACTTAACTTAGCCTCTTGGGTTTCTGGGTCGCTGTTAAGCGCATCGTATGCAATGATAATATCGAAGTTCTCTTCTGCGCTTCCCTTGTCGAACTGCATGGCATCAGGAACTCCAGTTACACGGAACCATACCTGTGGTTGGCCGAAACGCTGGTAGCACTTGAACGCCATCTTGATAACCTCCTGCATATGACCAAGGAACTTATCCACGATATGCTGACGCTTTATGCTGGAAGCAACATCTATTGAGCTTAGTCCAACCAATTTATCGGCTAGCTCATTAAGGGTGTTCTCCATCTCCATTGATCCCGGATTGTATGGAGGTTGAGGGCCGAACTGAAATTCTCCCCCACGACGATACGGAACGAATCGACCCGGCCCCCAATCGCTAGGGGCATTACCAACTGGGTGCATGATAGGGGGTAGCGTAGCCATGCTGTTCCTGTCTTGACGGCTATCGCGCTCAACCTTAACCTGCCATTGAATACCACGAAGAATATCAGCCATGCTCTGGACATCGTATAGACGCTTAGATGCCTCATTTAACCGTGTTACGATAACAGGGTAATCATCGTATCCATTCATTAACTCAAACTTTGCGTAAGGCTTTACGTCACTAATTTTAGATGAAATATCACTGTGAAAAACCGTGCAGTAAATCCCTTCAGAGTTGTCAATTGGATCAATTAGACGCTGGTATCCATAGATCACCTCAATCAGTTCACTTGCCTCATAAATCGTGTTGTTCCAAAGCAGTGAGCGACGAGAATTGTTCTCCTGTCCAACGGTGTCCACGTTCACCCCACGGAACTTCTCGATTACATAATCAACCCAGTCAGCATCCCAACCCTCAGTAGAAACCTTGTTCTTTAATTCTTGAGCCGTGAAGTATGTTCTCCAGAAACAGAATGGGGCGCGTTGTGGGTCTGTAACATACGACGGGAAGAAGAAATCTCCATCTGGCGTTAAGTTCTGGATAAGCGGACAGTCAACCTGACGCTTGCTTACTGGAATTTCGGCTATACCTGTTTTGCGTAAATCCTTCAATGCTTTCTTGGCTCTGGCATTTGTTACCGAAGGATACACAGACTTCAGCATTTCAATTAGCTGTTCATCCGCAGATCCATCTATAACGGCCTGTGCTAGTTCTGCACTCTCTTGAGCTATCTGGGACAAATCCAATCTCTGTAAGTATGTTCTGTCTTCCTTCTGCCATCCAACGTATGTAATAGCAATACCACGCTCCAATAGATTATTCGCGGCAGCCTCAATCTCTTTCTTAAAGCGAGGTATGTAGCTATTAACCATCCACTTCAAGAAACCGCTAACTATTTTGGCTCGAGACATATCCCCAAACTCAACTGGATAGGCTCTAATGTTGGCGCGATTAACTGCCGACATCAGCAGTGCTACATAGGAATTAATACGGTCATCAATAACATGAGCCTCAGAATCCGATGCTCCATCCCAAGGGAACGCATCAGAACCGTGCTTACGAAGATCCCTGTTCTTACCCGGCCAGATGTTATGGCGGTCATTGTAGTTCTTTACACACTGATGGAAGAATGGTTGCAGGTCATTGAGAATGTCTTCATACGCCTTGCGGAGCGCATTAACATTCGGTTCTTTTTCTACAAAGGTTAGGGACTTTTCTTCGTTGTTCATTGTTAATATTTGAATTTTGCAATAAACGATTGCAATACGTTATGGGTCATTGTCGGGGAAGACCCGACTTTTTCCGATATTTCAGATGCTTGAAGATCATTAGGGTATCCAGTAACTTCCTTGTATAGAACCTCAAATGCTAGCAGACGATCCGTTTGCTCGCTCAACCACACAGTGTTACAGGTTATATCCCGTGAGCGTTGCATAGCGGTATGTTGTTCCTTTAGAATCTGTAATGACATGAATTGGAAACCTCTTATTCTTTAGTTTATCACGAAATTTGCGCGGAATCAATACGGCCCTCTTACCGTCAACCCCCTCTATTTTTGCATATACCCAACGACCATTGGGTGCGTCGTGCAAAAAAGTAGCATACTTACAGTCAGGAGATAGCTCTGGAATATCAAGGGCTAGCTTTATCATCTCTACACCCTTTGGCGTAAACCATGTATTCTTACCCGCACCAGAGTATTCATCTTCTGTTAGTTTAGATTGCTTGAGAAGCATTAGCTCATTAACGCTAACCTTCATCTCATCAGCTAGTTCTGTAATTTTAGTTTTCATTAGTATCCTCCACGGTTTTTAGTTTTAGAAATCATTGACTTCTCATCAATGTAACAAATTCGAGATATTGCGGCGTATCGTATAACGTCAATTGGATCTTTCCACGCCTCCTCAGACCCACCCGAACCAGTGTATTCCTGTAGTGCAGATATTATATTTTCGCACCTATTGGATACATAAAAATGTGGCCTGTTAAGACTATCTATTGGCTTGCTTGGTATGTATGACATCTTCGTTTGCAATGCCTGTAACCCATCTTCGATGTCAACGCCGGGTGCTGGGATGAGGATTAATCCAGCATCGGAAAGATCCTCAATAATACTGCTAGCACCGTTCTGTCCCTGATACTTGGCCGCACCAAGTCTAGGATCTATTATTCGCTCAAAAATTATTTCTCCCTTTGCCCCCTCTTTTTCTCCGGCCTCATAGCGCATTATTAAATCAACGTAGTCCTTAATTCCGTATCCCAATCCCTTGGACCCTTCGCCGTTAATGATTTTCCCACCATGCCACTTAGCCCAGTCACCAACGGCCACATCAGGCCACTCACGATAGACGTAATACGTTTCCGTAGCATCTACAGCTATCCAGCACATGAACCAGTTCTTGCGTCCAGCGGGGTCTAAAATCATGTAGCGTGTTACGTTATCACGCGGGATTTTATTATGTGGTATGACATTAACTTCCTTGGAGAATAGCGGGAACTGGCTACCCACCGTCTTGGTGGGCACGCCATACAACGCCGTCAGGGTGTATTGGTCATCGTTCTTGGCGATACATTGCTCTAGCAACGTCTTATACCCACTCCAAGGGTTGTCTATGCTGTGAAAATAAACAATACCTGTATTAAGCGTTACGTTCTCTTGCAGATAGGGAACACGATGGTGCTTCTGCAATCCCTCCTTAACGTCCCTATACTCCAATGTCTTAGCCTTCTCGCGAAAGTTCTTAACAGTTTCTGTTTCTCCGTCCTTGGGGGTGAATGATATGAGTAGCTTGGCATCTCTTGTAGCCAAACGAAGGTAGAGGCGGTCAATCAAATCCATGCCTAGCAGGTATTCGTCTAGCCATGCCCCTACGTTTGGGGCTACAGTATTGGGACTACCAAGCTCCATCCCCTCCAGAATCGTGTCATCCTGCAACCATTGCGTGTAAAACTTAAACACAATGCGGCTACGATTGGGTAGAACTAAGTTGTTGTCAGTGAATCCGTTCTTGAAAGAATAGTTGATGCTCTCTACGCTGGTGAGGTGCTTACTCTTATATTCCTCTGGGAGAGCCTGATAGATCGCGCTCTGCTGAACTAGGACGCTGATTTCCTTGTTCTGGCTGAAACAATAGATGATGCTGTCGGCGTTCTGAATTGCCGCCTCCACTACCTGTTTGGCGCAATACGCCGTCTTGCCGGAACGGTTGGCTCCGAACAGCAATGCCGTCCTAAACTTAGCCAGCACCCTATCAGCATAGTCCCAATGGGGTAGACGGAAGCCGTAGCGGTAGGGGTCGCGTTCGCTATTTGCGATTGCCGAATGGTAGGTTTTCCAAATGTGTATCAGTGTCTCTGGCGTCATCTGCGCCATCTCCGCATCCGTAGGCGGCTTCAACACTAGATGGTTACGCCATTTCATCTCTGTCCTCCTCTATGTAGCCACGCGGGGCTTCCTGTGAGTTGTGCAGACAAACAATCCTCCATTTCTTGCCGGGGTTCTCCTGCTTGAATCGCTCAACGACCGGCTTCATGTGTTCCCATTGCTGATTAGCCGATTCTGACGGAGATAGATAAACGCAGGATGGTGCAATCCAAGGATAGGGTTTCATTGAATCTAAGATTGGTCGTATAGATTTACAGCTAAACTAGATATGCTTTGTTCTTCTTCATGCGTCAGTCGCTTCTACTGGAATAGCTTCCTGCTGTAGCGCGGCCCTAGCATCTGCTATCACCTTCATAGCGTCAGCAATGCTCGGCTGTCCACTCTTGTGCTCTACAACCACCTTACTTCCTTCACCAATAGCCGCGAACGCCTTGTCTTGAATAATAGCCTGACTCAAGATTAAGTCCTTTATATTCATCTTCTTCAAACTATCCTCGTCCTCCATTAACTGATCCATCTTCCGTTCACTGATGGCCCGTAACTTCTCCAACTGCAAAAACCCATCATTAGCCAATTGCTGCCTGCGCTTCTCCAATGCTCCAGCGTGCCTAGACTTCAACCCCGCCAGAGCAAGCCATCGTATCCCTGTCGCTGCCTCAACGTCCCTATACGGCTCCCCATCTGACAGCATCTCTAAGGCTAACACGCTCTCCTTGGGCATCTTAGCCTCAACGTAACGCCTGTCTGATATGCCAATGTCCTGCACGCTCTTGGCTAGAACACCCTTGCTTGGTTTAGCTTTTTTCATACTCCTTCAATTCTATTGGTTGCTATCTGGAAATAGTCGGGGTCTAGCTCGATGCCGATGAAATTGCGCCCTATGCTCTTAGCTGCCACACCCGTTGTTCCACTACCCATAAAAGGGTCGAGGATGGTTCCGCCTATTGGTGTCACCATGTTGATTAGGTATTCCATTAGAGCGATGGGTTTAACTGTTGGGTGGTTGTTAGTAGAGACTGATTTGTTTCTCTGGTAGGGATTTTCGATCTCCTTGTCCCGACCATCGTGGCTATATTGCTTCTTTTCCAACCCCTCACACCCCCTATTCCTCTCTGCCTTACTTGCCTTTGCTTGGTAGATTATTGATTTAAAGAAACGGGAGGCGTTGCCGGAGTCTTGAAACCCTTCGTGATAACCATCTCTTGTCGTTGCTGATTTGTTTAGAGCATTACCACCATAAGGATTAAAGTTATTATGATTTTGCCCAGCCCAACCCTTTGAGTCAGGAAAGCACGCCATCACCTCTTCGCTGCCATCGTGGAGCAAGTTGGCAGGGAAGCGGCCTTGAGTAGATTCGCACGCATCAGTCCCCACCCTACTCCCATCCACGTTTATTCCACCCGTCCCCCACTTCAAGACATTCTCTGCTACGGTGCTTTCAGATAGGGGCTTACGGGCCATGCAGATTGGTTCGTGGGCGGGTTTTAGGGCTGTGCCCCAACCTTCCCATTCGGAAGTGCCTTTGGTTAGGTCATACTTGCCACCAGTAAAGTCACCAGCCATACAGTTTCGATTACTACCGCTCTGGTCTTGCCCGACAACTTCCCTAGTGCCACCCTGCATCTTATCCACCGCTTTTCCGATGTTGTGCGACTTCGGGAACCCCGACCCATACACCCACTCAATCATATCCCGTATCTCAAACCCTCCATCCTCAATGGCCGTTGCCATCCTGTGATACGTCCGTGTGCCGCCAAAGGAAAGCAAGTAGCCCCCCGGCTTTAGCACCCTGAGCATCTCAACCCAGAACTCCACGCTCGGAACACCCTTGTCCCAATGCTTGCCCATAAACTCCAACCCATACGGAGGATCGGACACTATGGCATCAACACTCGCCTCGGGAATGTCTTGCATCTTCTCTAGGCAGTCTCCAAGTATCAGCGTGTCAGTCATTTAATTACTACTCCCCTTTGTTTCAAAAATTTATAAACCCTATCCGTGATGTATCCACAGAGGTAGGCGTGTGGCTCATCCATATCCCCAACCAGCCCATGCCCTATATACCTCATTATATCGTTCGTAACGTGCATCACCTCATGCGCCACTACCCAATGGCTCACCATCTTGGGGCGGAAATACAAATAGAACTTCCCCTCGTCACTACTACTTAATCCCTCATACACCTCCATCTTGTTGTCAATAGGTTCTTTATGAACCTTCGCATAGCAAGTATCTATCCTCTCGCACAGGTAGATGGACAGCTTGCACCTGTAAATGGGGATGCGGAATGTCTTGGAAGCGTCATACATCAGGTAGCATTAGTTGCTAGCCTCCACATACCACCACAACCACGCACCCCATAACGTATATGAATGTGTCTTACCCATCCGTATCTTCTGCCACCCTAATGTAGGGAGAATGTAAAACACCGTCCCACGCCCCCAAGTGAAGTCTAGTTTGCTCATGGTTGTTCTTTAAATTCGTAAAACCAAAGTTCCTTATCGCTTTCGCTAACCCACCGGCTCCCAGTGTGCTCGCAGCTAAACTCTTGGCTAAATACTTTCCAGTCAGGCTTTACCGCAAACTTCTTAGAGATGAATGAGCCTCCGTCCATCCACAACACTCGATTGTTAGGCTGGATAAAAAACTGACCATCGCCCTTAAACACATGACCGCACTTGTGTCCCGCCGCTACCTCACCATAACCACCCTGGTATT